CAATGCATGCTCTGAGTTCAGCCATAAAGTAAAGACTGAAGATTTCGCAGGCTTTGCGGATAATACAAGTTCGTTTTTCATTTTTGGTGAACATTTAAAATGAATTAATTAAATTATATAAGGGAAGGGACAAAAAAGTTCCGCTCCCCGTTGTTCACCACCTGAGACAGGCTGTGGGCGCATTAACGCTCCACACGGGACGGAACTATATGTTGAGTTGGAGACATAAAAAATGCCCGCAACAAATAATCAGCGAGCCTACTCGCCTGTCTCAAATGGTGAACACTGCAAATATGATAATAATTTTTGGATTGACAAAACAAAAGCGGTACTTTTTATATTTATTATTTAGTTATATACATCATCGCGTTCACGATGTATGTTAATATCTTTTTCTTTTTTATCTTTAAAATTACGACGTGTTTTTAATTCTTCGTTTATATTATATTCTCCAGATATATCTTTGCTTAAAAGCCAATGATAAACATTTTGTTGCCCAACTGTTACGACATATGCTTGTTCAAATTTCCATCCTAAACAACCCATATAATTCATTGCATCAACCATTGAATTAAATGTTATAGCTTTACCATTTTTATCTACTAATTTAGATTCCCATTCACTTCCCTCTTGACCAAAATCAACAGAAACAGTAACTTTATTGCTTAAAAATTTAGAAGTTCCTAATAACTCACAATAAACACGATGCATTTCATTTTTTTGAGAATATGCAAAATTACTAAGCATCAACATTAATAAAAAAACAATTTTCCTCATACTATTTTTTCCTTAAGTAAACTTTCTTCCCATTACTATTAATATAATATTTTCCACCTCGTGGCCCTGTATATATAGTTTTATCAGATTTTCTATTAGAAGAATTTTTATAACTATTAGACTTGGACTGATGCTGCCAACAATAATCACTATTAGGTTGAGCATTCCTAGAACATTGAGTTCCTTTAAGTGTATAAGCTTTACATCGTTTTTTTTCAATATCAGATTTATCTTTATCTTCTATATTAGTATTTAATTCATTTGAAACCGATTTAGAATTTAAAATAGACAATTTGTTTTTTAATGAAACAATTTCCTGGTTTAATAAATCAATACTATTTTTCATTTGCTGGATAGTATCATTACTCTTTTGTAATGCAATTTTCAAGGAATAATTTTCATTTTTTAATTCCTTCTTACTTTGAGACATAGCTTCTACACTTATAGAAAGTCCCAATAATATTACGAATATTTTTAAAGCATAAAAGATTTTCATATATTTTTTTTGCAAAGCTAACAATTACTTTTCAATTAGTATTAAAATTAGACTAAATATTTATTGAAACCAATCAAAAAACACTGTTCTATACAATACAACTGTAAGGTGTTTTAGAAATCAAGCACCTTACAGTTACCTACCCATGATTATATCTCCTACAACATTAGCCAGTACATTGGAACCGAAACCTTTTAGACCGTCCAGTTTTTCAATCATGGAGATTATTTTATCTAATTTTTTATCCAGATTACATAACTGAATCGTCGTACATCTTATGCTTGAAATATCTCCGTACATGAAACCCTGCATCGACATCCTTCAGCTTCTCCAAGGCTTTTTTATAGCAGGATAGAGCCATCTTGTCATTAGGTACTTCTGCCGGCGACTTATGTCCCATGTCTTCTGCAATGCTTTTGGCATGATCCGAATAAATCATATTGGCAGTTACCCACAAAGCATAACTGTTATAATGTGGTTTGTCTTCACATACACCTCCAAGCGATTCGACCGTTTTTTCAAAAGTATCATAAGACCAATGGAATCCTTTTATTCCATCTTGGTTGACAATACGTTTGCTGATATTCATTGCTTCGTGTTCGGATAGATAATTGTCCCAACAAACAGCTTCCAAATGTGACAGCCAGTTTTCGGCCATATCGGGATGAGCTGCCGCGACAGCCTTAAACATATACTTGTCAGTCTCACCGAATATCTTCATATTCTTCGGATCTTTACTTGCCACCATCTTTTCATAAAGTTCATGGTAGCGGTCTATCATTTCTTCTTTAGTTTTCATAATCATTTATATTAAAGTAAACTCCCCACAATGAAGCGGGGAGCAAACTCAAACTTTTTTCTTCCTTTTCTTTTTTACAGGTGTCACCGGCTTTCGTGATAAAGTCTTATCAAGCTGTGGGAGTAGCGGAAAAGGTGGCCTCAATGGTCAACGGAGTAGCCAGACTTACACCATACGCACGGTTACAACACTTCACATTCTCTGGACTGACCTGGGTAACAAGAGGGGTCAGCTTTATCACAGGAACTGCACCGGCCGCGCCAATAAAGGCTACCTTAAACTGCTCAACCCATTGTTTCGTAACAGAACGGCATGATCCCTTCGGGGTATAAGCAACGAGCACTGCTGCATTGATGGTTACGACAGTTTGGGTATTCACCGTCTGCTGTTCTGCGACAGTAAAATTAACTATGCCGGTAGGTTGCACACCATTTTCTGCGCAATAAGCCTGGCATAAATTCTCCACTACATTAGTCAGGTATTGCTGGCTGGTAGCGGCGATTGCAATCGGAGTCAATTGAATCATAATGAATATATATTAAAGATTAATCTGTATCGGAACTTATACCGTCCGATTTCGGTTTGGGGGCATCGCTGCCGTCAGCTTCCTTATCAGGTGCTGTCTTGACGATGTATTCTTCTTTTGGAATTAAAGGCAAATTATATTCAAGCAAGGTTTTCAGTTCTTCCATGTCTTCCTTTTCAAAAACAACCTTGCCGTCCATCAGTGCCAATCCTCCGTTCTTAATGGCATCATCCACTATCTTGTGTGCCATTTCCGGTAATGCATCATCCGGTACTTGTGAGATATAACGGTTAATGATGGGTTCTATAATGGTTCCGCTGACATTCTGCATTATTGGAGATAATTCCGCAGCCAGACTCCATCCGGGTTTAACAAAGCCAGTTGATTTCAATTTGGTCTCAATCATCTGGACAAAAGGGAAAGCCCCCATTTTTTGAGCGGAAAATTGCTGTACTACAGGTTGCAACCATTTGTTCAGCACTGCTGATAATATTTGTGAATTGGTATACATGACGATAATTGTTTGAGTTTGAGACAAAGAGGAAAGGACGGAATGAAACCGCCCTTTCAGTGAGATTAAGATTGGTTAGTTACAACCGCAGCAACCGGTATCACATACTTTGCGCTGTGGAACGACCAGTTCGCTTAATGCAGCCAAATCAGCAATCTGCTGTTTCATACAAGCTAAAGTAGCAGTGTTTGTACCGTTGTATACAGCCTGATTCATGTTGATTGCATTCTGCTCGTTCTTATCCGCATTGATACGGCTTAGCAAGCGGTCATAAACATCAGCAAGCTTCTGGTCCGTGTAAGTGTTTGCCTTCAGCAATGCAATTTCTCCATCTTTCTGAGCAAGTTTGTCCATCATGGATGCTTCATAGCGGCTGATGGGTTTGTCTTCCGAAGTAATCACTTCTACAGGACCTGCCGCCATGTTACGGTTGTAGCAGCCGCCACCCAGGATATTACCCACATTCAGCCCTAAAAAAGATGCGATACCTGCTGACGCTCCGACGGTATTGTAATTGCCTTGTCCTTGGCCGGTGACATTATAATTCTCACCGTTCATACCTTTGATAGTCATAATATTATGTTTTAATATGTTACTAGGCCAGGCTATAACCTGACATTACAAAGATATGTATATATATAATGATTTGAAGTACAGTTGTTTGTGTCTTATTTGCTAATTATTTGCGACTTATTTGCAAGATGTTTGCGAATTGTTTCTACATCTTTTTCCATCCATAAACTGGTAGAAATGCGAGCAGAGTATGAGGCGAGCAGATAGCGAATGCTGGATTCTGTTCTGTCCATATACTTACTTATCTGAGAAGGGTAGAAGCCTTCTTCCGACAGTAGTTTAATCAAAATGCAACGGGCATCAACGACTTCTGCCGTGCGATTGTCTGAAAGAATATATTCTTGATGTATCTCCGTATAAGAAGCCACGGAATCAAGAATCTCGTTAAAACGTTCGGTCTTGCTCATATTTATTCTATTTTAAAAACAAATTAATAAATAATTTTGTTGTTAATTTATCCCCGGCACTTCAATAGGTTTTCAAATTCGACTGTCAAATGAATAAGAGCAAGACCGAAGCCGGGGATTTTTGTTACCACTGAAACATATTATAATTAAAAGTAACAGCCAGTACAGGTGTAAACCCGCGGGAACCAATACCATATCCGGCGGAGAGACCTAATCCCCATCGTTTGTTTTTCTGTTTGATTATTCCTAGCCTAGTAGGATGGTATAATTCCACGTAATCCAGTGAAGGATTATATCCGCTTATCAAAATCTTATAATCTTCTGTCTGATATTCCTTCTCTGTAATTGGCAAACTGACCGGTATGCTGTCCGGTAGTTGGGTTAAATCTGTATCTGCCGGCTCATTCTTTACCACAGGCAGAAAAACAGTATCTTGTCTTACTGTATGGACAAAAACGGGTGGCGGAATGATTGTATCCCGAACCGTGTCAATATGGTGTATCCATACGGTATCTGATGTGGTTGTGTCATACTTGCCTGTTGGACGGGAACACCACGACATGACAAGTATGATGCTTAATATTACTATTACTATATAAGGACAAATTTTCATAACTCAATATACTTGATGATTCCTTCGACATGTAAACCGGTAATAGCTTGTTTCCCTTTTTCGGATAAAAGAAAAGCCACATCTTCTTTATTGTCCTGAAACAGATTTTCTGTAAGTACTGCCGGGCACACTGTATGTTTTAAAATATAGAAGCCGCTTTCTTTATCAGGATCTCCGTCAGACAAGTCTTTCCTCAACTTCATTCCGGGAAGCATCCTTTCAGCCGATGTATACAGACATTCAGCCAATTTGTCGGCATTTGTCTGTCCTACACTGGTCCATGCCTCCCATCCGCGTGCCTGCATCCATTGTGTCCCATTTCCTGCGGCATTACAGTGGATAGAGATAAGAAGAGTATTCTGACTACCATATTTTGCACAAATGTCATTGGCGCGCCGGCATCGTTCCGATAGGGGAATATCGTCTTCTTCACGCACAAGACGATAAGTTTCATATCCTCTTCTGCATAATTCGTGTTCGACACGTACAGCGATTTCACGGCAATACAAAGCTTCAATCAGTCTTCCGTCAGGCGAACGTTTTCCCCTGGTATTTGTCCCGTGACCATTGTCAATTAAGATTTTCATGTTTGTTTTCATTTTCTATTTGAATTTATATGTTTTGTAATATCCTTTACATTCATCCAGTCAGAGGCCGATGCGACAAAGCTCATACTCCAACCTATTGATGAGAGCTCCGGCGCGACAAATGGTACGATAGTCTGACTCTCTGATATAGTCTTTAACCATGACATATTGCGAGAGTCAAGTATCATGTATGCCCTCACTTCATTGAGTAATGACAGCGTCCGGTCACTTTGGATGGCAACTTCGACCATATCGGAGTTGTTTCCTAATTTGACCGCGACCGTAATTGCTCTCTTGTGGGTATCCTGAATGGAGCCGATATTGTCCTGGGAGCTCTGTATTTCTCCAAAATCGCAGAACAGGTAAGTCCCGGTCAGGGAATCAACACGTTTTTTAACGTCATCAAAACGCTGACCGAAAACATAATCGGAGATATCCGGAACCAAAGGTTCGGGCAAATCTGAGATATATCCTTTTAGCTCTTCGTACTCGTAAAGATCAGAGCTTCCGTTGACGAACATGTTCAATACACCGTCGCGCGAAGGGAACCGGGAAAAATATTTTAAATAATCAAGAATCATAGTATGTCATTTATAACATTAATGGGTAATCGAGTTGTCTGCGAAATTTCGGCAACATCCATTTTGGCTGCATGAAGGCTGCGTACCGATTCAATCATTTTTTTTCTCAAAATGCCCAGATATTGTAAAACACTCATTTGTGAAACTTCATGAAGATTGCCATATCCGTCAGCACTCAGGCTGTACAATGCATCTTGTGCACCTGTGTTTATAACGGATTCCTTTCCCGGATTAATCTGAGTTAGGATCTTATATTTTGTTTTGCTGAACAGATAGTTGATGAATCCTTTAAAATTAAACCGTATAGCCTGTAATGTCTTGATGTCAACAGTTTCAAACAGATGGGCACGTTGATGTGCTTTGTCACTCTCATAGGGTAGAGGAGAGTATAAAATAGATGCCAATAAAGGCAACTGCTTATCCGAACAGTCCGCCAGTTCGCGTGCATCGATAAATTGTTGCGCGGTCAGCGATGTTGTAAGCATGTAGAATCCTGTTTCAATGGTATATCCCATATATGGTTCATCCTGTTCTTCGATAAATATTGACGGAATAAATTGTTTACAAAAACAGGAATCAACGGTGAACTTGTAATCAAGTCGTGATAAGTATCTGGATATAGTGATACCGGTTAATCGCTCAGGAGGAACACGTTTGCACAGATTATAAGATTCAGGATCAAGTTCTGCCAAGGCAGCATCATGATCAGGATAAGATATGAGAAATGGAAACGTGATTTGTTCGGCAAGACAAGCAATGTTGGCCAAAGCATCAGTATCGGTAATCTTATCGACACTCCATCCCATGATTCTACATATATGACGTATACGCACAAGGCCGGCAGACAACTTCCCGGCTGACATATCAATGAGGTCGGCAACCAATTCCTTAAATTGATAAGTGGTTAACGCTTCCCAACTGTTAGGTATTGTGTACATTTCTCCGCGGATGATAAATTCAATTTCTCTTTTCATGGCATAAGATATATTTTATCGGTTGGACGATTAAATGATGTCTCGGTCACAATATCAATGTCTGTGCTTCCGGACAGAGATAAATCTATGTTCTTAAGAGCATCCATAGCTTGTGACATTAAATCATCGGACAATGCCAGTATGCGTTCTTGTTCTTGGGTACCATAGCGTTGAACTTTTGAATCTTCAAATAAGTTACGGATTGTCGGTGGAAATTCAAGTATATCAAATCTGCGCAGTGATAATGCCACAGTTATCTTGGCAAGGCATCTGTCGAGTTTACGACGATTTGTTTGATCATCTTGTGAAAGACGTTCGTAATATCCGGCAATGTAGTCATCCATGGCTTCCTGTTGAATCGGGACACAACGAAAAAAGTACAAAAATGAGTTGTCTATTGGGTATACCGCGTCAAAATCATACGTTGTTTTTAATCGTAGATTTTCCAATGCCTTATATGTTTTGGTCTTTTTCCATGCTTCATCTCTATCCAATAGCTGCAAAAGGGTATCCATCGCGTTATAGTAATTATCACAATATGCCCTGCGCATTTGTTCTTGTTCGTTCTTATATATGTCCACATCTGATTTACGGAGGGACAGTACATTGAATATAAGCTGCTTGGCTAAAGTAATATTAGCAACTGCGCTTCTCAACGCATCTTTTTCGTCATTGTCTTCCCCGGATGCTATTTTGTTGTAGATATCAGAGGTAATGACAGCCTGAACTTGTTTGATTGCGCTCATGGCACTGGAAGCAAGGTCTTTGAAATTCATATTGCTCTCTGCGTAGGGAGAGTAAAGATGAAATTGGGCAACATCTACAAATAAATCTTCTAAGATATTCATGATTGCTGGTTGTTAAGACGGTTAGACACTGATACATCTTCCTGTCGGGATGGAATTTCCCGATAAAATCCGATTCGATAACCTTCTGCATATAAATTCGGGAAGTTGATTCTGATAGCCTGGTTGAATGGCTCACATACGATCTCGTCTTCAGGTGCAAGTTGAAGAAGATAAATCAGGTAATTATAGTAGGCATCACTTCCACTTTTGCTGATTACGCCTTCCTTGCTGACCGAGGATATCGAAGAATCAAGTCCAACGCTTGATAGCAGCACTTCATCCGCACGCTTGTCATAAGCGATGATCGCATCAATGTATTCTTTGTATTTCAAATCTACCGTTTCAATCTTCCAGCGTTCTTCTTCTCCGTTACTTCCATTGCGAAAGCTGAAGGTGGCATAAGCCTTTCCCTGGTTGGTCGATCCTGACAGGTATTCTGATATATTATCAAGCTCTTGTTTAATGTAGCGAATCAAAGTGGATTCCTTATATTCGGTACCGATTTCCAACCCATTATAGAGCAAAAGTTTCTCCTGTTTAGAGGCACGTTCCTTATTTTCATTACATAGAGCTGTAATCTGGGATCTCTTCGAATTTACCCATGCATTAGGTATGATTATATGTATTTTTGCTGCCAATGAATTACGAAGAAAGCTGTTGATATATACGGCATTCTCATTAGAACCCTTGATATATGGCTGTGTTCCTTCATGGGTCTCATTTTCACCATAAAAATTATCTATAGATTTTTCTCTGTGGTGGGATAAAGCGGCAAACCTGTAGCGTGGTACATCCTGTATGCGGAATTTGGGATAAATGCGCAGACTTGTACTGAGACCATTTGTAAACCTGCCGACCGCAACAGCCGTAAAATCTTTGTAATAAACCATGTTGTAAGCCACATCCGTGCGGGTAGTGGCCAGAAGACAGTCCTTATTTTCCATGGCTTCCAATCCGGCTACAGGCAATACACCCGGGACAATGCCCTTTCCGTTTGAGAAACGCCATTTGACGAAAAAATCGCGAAAATAATAGTAATTTTTAATGTTTTGCTTGGCAAAGGCTTGGTATCCCTGTTCCATCCCATTTTCTTCCCAGCTTTCCAACCACTTCTGTATAGTTGGTTCCAGGACCCATGTCCTCTTGACTTTATTATCACTCAGCTCCATTTTATACAGAGCAGGTCCTGATCCATAAAGCATGTTAACCTGTTTGGTTATAAGTCTCGGCAGCAGCCTGTTGTGCTTGATATCGCTTGCAACTTCCTGGCACTTCATATTGTTCCAGCCTCGCGAAGCTATATTATAACCTTTAACTGTCATCCATCTGGTCTGACCTTCCAATGCTACAGGATCAATGGATATAGTACGGTTACGCTGTAAAGCGTCCTGCATGCTTCCTTCTCCCAATTGGAATGATATAACATTGCTGTCATTGACATATACACCAAGACATCCTTGTATCTCTATATTACTCTGTTTATTCATGATAACCAATCTATTTTATGCAGTTTAAAACCATCTTGCGGAAACCCCATATAACGTATCAATATAGCATAGCACATTCTAGGTTCTCCATCCTTGTCTGTAAACAGGAAAAAGTTATCACTGTCTACACTGAATCGTTCATGTGGCAATTGTGTCCTCCATCTACAACCGTCTCTTACAACCATTGTCGTAGATGCCTCATTGCGTTGCAGGCTGCATGGATAAAAGGCTATAGTGAAGCATCCGTCCGGTAATTTGGATATCTCTTTTGCCCATTGCATAGCCTGTGTACCTGACATTGTAACGTTATGATCTATTACCTCTTCCATGCTACGAATTTATTCTTTTCCGAATGTAATAGAAAAGACTGTTTCTTGTGACCGGTCATATTTCCACCCATCTGCCCCCTGTGCTGCTCAATCGGAAATATCAGCGCGTCGTGGAGTTATCTTTCTCTTGAAAAAGTTTTAAAAACTTTTCAAAATGCGATTAAACTAAGCGTTACTGAAATAACACTTATTTTAATGTCAAACAGCCAGTTATATTATAGTGTTTAAATGTTTTATTTAAGATAAATATGGTTTATAAACTGAAATTATCAGGAATATCATCAGGAATGCTGGTTAATTCATTTATAACCGCATCTCCATATAAACCATACATGAGATAAATAAATGCAGACGGAAGCTGCGTTGTCAATCCCGCTTGCCGATGAAGCGGAATTTTTACTTCGCTCGATTTGTCCAGCTCTATACGTCCGTTTGTGTTTTTTCGTGGTGATAGGGGTATGGAACTGCACAGGTTAGGACACTCGTTTTCGTCAATTAGTACATGAGGTAACGCGTTACTTCTATCTCCAAACAGGAGCAACATCAATTTGAATTGCTGCCAATGATAAATAGTGGCTTGACCTTCATTCATCAACTGAACTTCAAAACCATAACTTTCCAATTCCCGTTTTAAAGCCCGGCTATCGGTTGTGATTTGTTCCAGTTCTTCCCGACGTTTATTGCCGGCTCTGTCCGGATATAACACTATACGTTTGTTTCGGCAATCACGACCGAAGAATTCATAAACCTGTCTTCCGAGCTCTGGCTGTTCATCAGGATAAAAACAGAAGAATTCTTTTAATACCCTAAATTCTTTTCCATATTTTTTAGGTTGACCGCATACCAGGCTTGAAAAATGACCGGGGTCATAGCCTATATACAATGGAGCGTTTTTATCATAATATTTCAAATAACGGGCAGTGATGATAAAGTGATCCTTAAGATCCAATTTCATGATTGAATCATATATATATCCGTCAGCGTATTGATGTTTTTCTTTATCAAAATTGGCGAAAAACTTGTTAACCACTGATTTATGTCTTACAGCGCATATAGCCGTAAGAAACTCATCCATATCCAATGTATCAAGTTGGGTTTTAAAAAACTTGGGACCGAGTATATCCTTGTTAACAAAGGAACTGGCTCGAATATATAATGTGGCATTGCGTCGCATATCTGCCAAACGAGGTGTCCACATGGATATCTGTCTGTCGCATTTCTTTAACTCAAGACGTATTTTTTCGAGTGTAACCGGATTCGTTGTATTTTTAGAAGCTGTTAGAAGTTCTGTCTTTTTATAGGCTGCCTTATTCACATGCATGGCTACTGTAGCTATTTCAGAGAGTAATTGAGAGTTATTCTGCTCTTCATAGCGTTCAAACCAGTCGTCTTCGTTTAAGTCGACACGAGCAGTATCAGATACACCTGTCCATCCTTGGTAATAAGGACTCTTGCGAATTTCGGCTGAAGAACCGCGCAAGGAGGGGAACAAACGTGTTTTCAGTTTTTCACCGTCGTTGTGTTTCATTTCCTCGACAAAGGCATGTACACCGCTTCGACCGGCAACAGAATCAGGCTGGTCGGAACTTACAAGCTGAATATGATGGCCATTCCGAAAGAGGATACTATGTTTGGGATATGATATGGGATAACGAGGCTTACGAAAATGATCAGGTATTTTTGAATCACCGGCGATATAATCAATACCGTATTCCAACATACACCGTGGATGGCCATTCACGGTGATCTGCCGGGAAAATGCCGCCTGTATATTGGGCCAGATGTTGGTAAGAAGTGCAACATAGGTACGGTGAGCGAGGAATGAAAGTTCGGCAGGCATACTGTCTGCAACACGTATAATCCGGTTAACTGTAACTTCACTTGTCTTACCGGATGCACGTGCTGCTTCCACGACCAATTTGTTAGGATCAAGAAGATTGGCCATCACTTGCATGGAATTCATATAGATACGTTCCATTTCAATTGAAAATTCATCATTGGTTATATCAATACTCATAGCTATTCTTCGTTTAAGATTACTTCTACATCCTGAATATCGGCATCGCGAAGCAGGCGTTTTTTTTCATTGTTATCTATAGGAAGACCGTCAATAAGCTGAAGATAGAAGCCTTCGTTATGCTTACGTGCAATTTCTTTTAATGATTTGCTTTCCAATCCCATGTCTTCAGGGCGGAGATTGGGATCAATCAAGAATGTAATACCCAGGTTGGTGGCAGCTTCCGCAATCTGTGCGGCTCTAATACGATGTTCACTGGCTTTTTCTATACATGCGGCCATAGTCTTCATATCTCCTTTGACCGCACACAACTGGGCCATGGATTCAAGTTTGTCGGCATAATGGTTTTCCCATACTTTTTCACTGACATTGTTATCTACACTGAAGTAATTTATGGCTTGATATATGCGTTCCTTGCAGGTTCGTTCGTCTAACGAAAGTTTTTGCTCTGCATTTATACGCAAACGCAGTTTCTTTGAAGCCCGGGTAATGTTAGGCTCATATTCGTATATTTCCGCAGCCCATTGTATCTGTTTCAAAAACCTCTGGACATCTTCGGGTATGCCACTGCATCTACCGGTTGTCAGAAAGCTTGAAATCATATCCGGGTGTATTTTGTCTAATCGTTCTAATACAGTCATATTCCAAACAGTTCTTTACGCATATCTTTAAAAAAACGTTCATTTTTTCTCTCTTCCAGAAGCTTTATTGCATCAATGTCTCCATTTTCAGCTTTCTTAGCCAGCTCCATATCAATATTTTTTTCGCCTTGTGCCAATCCTGATTCATAAGTTTCAAAGAAGACGTCTCCGGGTAGTGACAATCGAAGATATAAAGCAGTCTGCACCTTTCGTGGCAAATCCAGAAGACGGCATATACGTTCGCGGCTATAACCCAAAACGGCATAAGTGCGTATTCGGGGTAAAAATTCATCGCCCATTATCATAATTTCTTTATTTCCCATAACTTAAATGCATTAATATTGAGATGCGAACTATCAATTATATCAGATGACAAACAGAGAGTCAATAAAATCAAGTTTTTGTTTTTTCATTGAGAATGTCTCTGAAAATCATTTCCCGGTCACGGTGTTTACGCAACAAGTCACGATCCTGTTTTCTTCTGGATTCTCTTGCCGGACTTTTCAGATAAGTTTCATAACGGCGTATGTTATCAAGCACATTACGATGTTTGCGAAGAAAAGCTTGAGGATCTTTTTCGAGCAAGGAGATTAATTCGGCTCGTTCACTACGTCCGTTTATAAGAGGATGATGAAAGAGGAATAAACCGGTATCATTGTAATTTTGCAATTCGGAGAAAGCTTGCAGATTACGGATACGCAATCGAACCAATGAAAATATATCATCTCTGGTAAGATCTGTGTCCATACGTTCTTCGATCTGTTTCATCCTCTTCCAACTGACTACACGATCATTATATATAAGAGTGGCGGTTTGCACATCTTCATTATCAAGGTTATCCCATTCTATATTAGGATACTCTTCATGCTTTTGTTTCTTTCTTAAACCTCTTTTTTTTTCTCAGCTTCTAAAGCCATCTCTGCTTTTTTCGCCATATATTCCGATTCGTCTACTTTTTCTTGTAGTTCTTGAACCATTTCTTTTGTTTCTTCCAATTCGGAAGCAGCTTCCTGTAGTTCCTGTTTTGTCTCTTCCAGTTTTTCTTTTTCCGATTTGACAGGAGTACGGCGATTTTTGCGTATTTCTTCCGCTGTAGCGTAATCAAGCAAAAGATATAGTATCTTATTTGCAAATCGTTCAGGACAGCGGCCCCATGCAGGTAAGATGGGAGCATCAGGATTGATACTGAGAAGAAGCTTCAAATCGGCTGTTGCAGCAGATGAATTTTGAAGCCGATTATAATGGATTTTTTTTTCTTTGAATGAATACATAACTTACTGGTTTATCCGATGCAAGAAATACATTGTAAATAACATATAATCTTGCATCGGGTTAATTATAAAGCTTAGACAACGGTTTGTATACGAGATCCGGCAATTTCTACCAATGTATCGGTATCAATCACACGGAAGGTAATACGGCTGCCTGCACGGGCTGTCCATGTGGTTCCATCCTCAAGAATGAATACATCATTCTCTGCTACGGTGGCAGGATAACTTTCACCCTCTCCTATAAGGGTAATATATCTTCCTTTGTCGTTCGCCGCCAAACCGGAAACAGTTACAATAGCTTTAGAAGACGAGGTACAATCAGGAATGGAATACAAGTCCTGCCCCGGCGTAACGGTAAGATTAGTGGCATCCACCGGATTGGATTTGGCAGGCTGGCGTACAATAGCACCTGTATATTTGTAATACTGTGAAATAGAAGTACGCTGGAATGTAAACGTCACATAACGTCCGTCTGCATCATGCTTGTTTTCAAAGGTTTGAAGAATCATCGGGCGGTCATAAGAACCGAGGATATACCATTGACTTTCTTCGATTTCCTTGAAAAGGATAACAAACTTACCACCTGCATAGTCTTCTGTGAATGAAAGAAGTTTATCACGTTGTCCACCCATTACGGCAACGAACTGGTTGGTACCAGACGTCGTAATATCTCCTTTCTCGCCGTTGCCTACAAAAGTAGGAATTGTGTGCGCGACAAAGTATTTCATGTATTCACCGCTTTTCATCGGAATCTGTCCAACTTCCCTATTCTTGTTCGGTGCAGGAAACATTTGTGAATTATCTATCTGGTCAATACTAATCAGATAAATTTGATATGCAATATTGGAACCATGCGTTTGACGGTCGGATACATCTTCGATATCGCCAATACTCATCATACCTGTGGCTGCTAATGACAGTCCGAAGGTGGTATCAGCAGAAGCGCCAAAAATAAAGCTTAAGGCAAGCACTATGGATACAACTGCCAATTGAGCTAAAAATATACGTGGATTCATTTTTGTTTTCATAATTTTTTGTTTAATGAGAGAGGCGGGCTA